CAAATCTGTAATACACAGCTTAGGCCCATCAAATAATTTAAAACCCTTTTCTATATGCCCCAATGGTGCATCGGCACAGGAATACCCACGACGTACATATCCAGAGGGCGCTGATATCATAACACTTCGATATCCTGCATAACACATCCAGTTGGTAAATTTGTTAAAACCTACACCGTTAAGTCTTTCTGCATGGTCTAGATGCCATTTGTTATTGTTGTTATCGCTAAGCTCAACTGAGAATTTGGTGAGCGGCAAATTGGTATATTGTACTCGTTCAATGTCGGCGTATAAACTACGTGTTGGTTGCGGATGCACAGTTTTACGTTGAGATTCAACAAAATTAACTAGAGGCATGTCGTGCTGCATAAAAGAAAGCTGATCTGGTGTGTAGTCGTTGGACATAATGTTAGTTATTGGATGAAACAACGGTTTGCAACTGACATTTATGCCTTTGTCGTGGAAGTATTCTGCCTCTTTATATATCTCGTCAAATAGTTCCGGCAACATTACAATGTTAACTAAAACTTCAATGTCGTTTTCTTGCAGGTATATAATCTTCTCAGCAAATTTTTCTTTGAATACGGTTAAGTCGCCTTCTTTTATTCCCTGCTCTCTATGCCACGATGCACTTATACCTACAAAATTGAACTTACTTGTGGATTGAATAAATTTGTCAAACCAACGTATTCCAGGTGAAAGATTACTAGCCATACGCATGCTTTGATAATTGCAATTTGACGTATCTTCTGCAAGATGTTCCAACAGTTGAAGATAGTTAGGATAGAGTGTGGCCTCGCCACCGCTGAAGGTAAATTGAAAACTATTAAACTCTTTATCTCTACTCTGGCGCTTTATTTCGTCTACGGTTGCTTTCATAGTATCAACTGAAAAATGCGATCGAGTATCACTTCGTGCATGCGGCCAGCAGTAACTGCAATTATAATTGCAAAATCTATCTAAAATTATGCCAACATACATCATGTCGTCATAGAGCATTGGATGCTGACCAAGTTTGGTTATTTTGTCAAACGGTATATCAGCAAAGTCGGCGTCGGATATGCTTGATTTTTTCATAAGCATATTTATTCTTTCAGATGCACGTATCTTGCGCTGTAGACAAACTGTGTTGATCGTCAGGAAAACTGACTTTTAAATCTGTCAAATTCTTGACCACAAATACTGGCACATGTTTGTAACTTACCGTTGGCTATGCTAGGTTGCCCCCAGCTATGGTATATCTTGCGGAAAAAATCACCATTTATTATCAACTCTAACGATCGATTCAATGCAGAGATATTGTCTGTGTTGTGGTCAATCAAGTCTAGCACTGCTAGTTGACTTACAGTAGGGTTATCTGCATGTATGTATCCTGTCCAGCAGCAAGGAAACACCAACCCCTCTGCCGACACATATATGCTTTTATCTTGCGATACCTTGCAGCATATTTTAGTTTGGTCCAAATATGCTTGCATATTGCCGTATTTGTTACTTAGGTGTTTGAGATTTTGTAAACTTTCGTTTTTAAATACTGTGTCGGTTGGCGGTTCCAAATGATACAAGGTGTTGCCACTCTTGCTTATTACAGGGTGGTTTGATGCAGCATCGTGCTGGGTTGCGTTGAAAAATCTGCTGGTTTTTTTAGGTATAAATGCAGTAAATCCCATCTCTCGACTGAGTTGTCTTGCAGCATCAACTTGATGTTCGTTGTGTTTAAATATCAGAAAGGCCCATTGAGCGTTGCTGCCGCCTGCGTTGATATATGTGCGTGCGTTATGCATAATTTTATGCCAAACAGTGCCTTTTCGATACAAATGGTTTGTATCTTCCAACCCATCTATACCAAATCGCACAAAGTCGTTCAGACCTGACAGACATTTAGCTAATCTTATCCACCAATCGGTAGATCTAACACTGCCGTTGGTGTGTAGTCCGATCTGCATTGTCGGATTTATGGTTTTTAGCCATTCGCACACTTCAACAGTGTCTCGTGCAGTAGCAGGATCTCCGTAATTGCCGCACATGTAAAATTTAGTCAATCTGGCAACAAAGTCCTCTGGAAATATAGATTTTATTTGAGAAAGCGACAACTCTGTTAACGGCAAGCTTTTTACAGTTGAACCTCCATTTACATTGCGGCCGCACATCGGACATGACGCGTTGCACTTACTGGTTATTTCCAAATGAACAGTTGTAACTGTGTCGTATGTGTAAATCATACGCTGTTGCCTGCAGTTGGTCTAGGTAACTCTATACGTACAGGATTAACATATACCATTCGCATCCATGCACTCATTGCGCTATCCATTTCATATATAGGAAACCCGCTGTTATTTAAAAACTTGCCAAGTTGTTGTGCTTGTAACTCAGGGTCTTTTCTTTGTATTTTGCAAAAATACTGCAATAAATCTGTATAGTTGTTTATAAATGTGTGCTTGACAGTTTTTGTTATCACGTCGTGCAGCGCTTGTCTAGCACCAACAATTGCCCAAATGCCATTTGCACAATCTCTACCAACTGTAGTCCATATAAACAATCTGCTGATGTTGTCTCCTATTAGAGACTGCCATTCATTGGTAAAATTATTCAAAGGTTTGCCATCTACCAGCGACATTTTGTAACCTTCTCGATATCCTGCTCGCCATGCTTGTAACGGTGAACAATTTTGAACAGTGCTGCTGGCTATAAAATGATGTTGGTTGTATCGTATATCCCAGTGAAAATCGACACTGTTTGAATTTTCGTGAGTGTTGCTGGATATCAACGTTTCTCGATTCCATACCTTTACACCGCCATTGCCATATTGAAGATTATTAATCACATTCCTACTGGTAAAGCTAAATGTTGCATCTTCAATACCAGTGTCATCTATTTCCATATCTAGTGCACCGTCGTTTACCCAGTTGTCGCCGTCAACAGTGACTAATCTTGTAGTTTTACTCATCATAGCACACAGTTTATAAACTCTGTCAAACCCCCGAACCCCGTGTATGCGTTTGGCTGCAGGCTGCAGGCTCAACAGTCTGTTCCAATTGGCATCACAATTGGGCTCGTCGAAGCTTATATAAAATGTGTCGCAATTTTTCAAAATATATTGAGGCATTTAAACTGTTCTATCCTAGATTGCATGTTGCATCAAACTGCTGTTGCAACCAACTGAAATCGTTAATTTTAAAAATGGCATCTTTGTCATTTGCAAATTTTTCGCCGTATGCACGACCTGCCAGTGCTCCGTTGATACACCATTTGCCATATGCTTGGTCAACTCCGGTGGTGCACCATACATCTAACCGATATTTGGTCATTTCGTCGAGTTGCTGATCTATTGTCTTGCTGGCTAGTTTTACACATTCTCTAAATGCACCGCACCAAGTTCTAACAGGGTCTGTGTTGAATTGTGTAATATTACTTTCTATGTCAACTACGCTGTACCCAGCGTTTGTCAATCCTGTTGACATATCAGTTTTATTTGTAAGCTTGCCTACTTTTTGCACAATTTCTGTGGGAAAAATCTTAACTGCACCGTATCCGTATACCAGGTTGTTTACGGGATTTCTAGCTCTAAATGCATGAACATTGGTTTTTTCGTGCTCTGCTACAACATAGTTAAAATGAAAGTCTGGAAACACAACTGCATCGCCGTCCACTATATAATACATGTCTGTATCTACCATATGAGCCGTGGCAGAAATAGCTTGGTGAATTCCTTTTACACCATGCAATCTTTTGGTTCTAGATGGAAATCTATCGCTTAATGCTTTCCAATTTGATTCGGCGTTTGGTTCTTGATAACTTAAGAAAACTATATCGTACATCAAAATATTTTCCGTTGTTGTGCAATAATTGTACACGGCAGAGATGTAATCTGCAACTTATTGGCAATTGACTGCAATTGTTGGCAGGAGTTGGCAATTTATTATTTCAGTTGATGCGATCTACACATTAAATATTTGATGAATCCCATTGACATGCATTACGTCGACTACGGCAGTATTTCTAAAACACTTTACAGTGCAGGTGTAAGAGTGCTGCATCATAATGCATTGATGTGGATTACAATTGCTTGTTATGCCAATCCTCAATTGTCTGCCATCGATGTTGGGTGTTGCACAGGCAACTTAACCGGTATACTATCAAATGCCTACAAACAAGTTTATGCATTTGATCCAAACCCGGTTCTCAACTCTAAAATATTATTTAAATCATTAAAATGGTCTATCATTGATATGTCAAAGTGCAGCTACACGCAATGTGCTTGTGGAGAATATGCAAATGAAATGACCTATTACGAATACAACTATACCAACGGTGAACCTGCATTATGGTTTAATGGACTGCACTTTGATCCCAACAATACAACACTGGTACAAACCAACAGCAGAACTGTTACAGTTGCTCCGTTGGATGACCTTGTTGCTAGAGAAATTGAAATTGGTTTTATAAAAATAGATGCCGAACTTCATGACTATCATGTTCTAGCCGGAGCCCGGCGTATAATTGCCGACCATAAGCCGGTAGTAATAGTTGAATATGGCAACAACACAAATATTTTGTCTATACTGGCGCAATATGGGTATGCATGTTACACACTTACTGGCACAAATGATACACTGTTGCCGTTGGTTAACGCAGATACGTGCGATCTTGTTGCCATTCCTTCAACAACTGTCCTATCGCCTACACTGACAGTTGCAATGCATTTGTATTATAGCAGTCTTCATAGGTTGCTGCAAACTGGGTACAACTGTGCCGATCATCTACAAACAGTTGATAACATTGTAGGATCTCTATTGGCAAAACGGATGCAATATAGATAGAGTCGACGTTTGCCAGTTGGTACAGTGATTTTGTGTGTTCACTACTAACATGACATATAGTTGAACTCAAACAGATAATCCAGACAATTCTCTGTAACGTCTAAGATGGAAATACCCTCTTGTTTCTGATACTGGTAAACCTTTTTTTGATAAGACGTATTGATATCGTTGATAATTTCTATCATCATGCTTGAAAAAGTTATCAATTTCTGCCGGTGTTTGTAATGTTTTAAAACTTTGGGCTGGATTCTGGTTATCGTATACAGAAACATGATATCCCATACGCATCATAGTTTTCCATAATTTTAATCCATCATCACTTAGTTGTGTATCACTATATAAACGTAAAGATTGAGGGTTGTCATCTAGGATTTCTGCATAGAGGTCACTTGTATATGGCGGTTTTCCTCGAAACTCTGGAGATTTACCAGTTATACTCACTACCAGTGCTTGTGGTTTTTTAGCCAGTTCAGTTGCCAATATAATTTTATTATTTTTTTGATACCAATATAAAATAACTTGCTGACCTGCAATTTTCCATAAATCTGGTTTTACTTGCTCAGGTTTCACACCATTTTTTATATAATCATTAATAACATATTCAAGTTGATCATATGTATCAAATACCCCTAAACCTTCTGGCATTTCGACCAACCAGGTGTTGACAAAATCTTGCCGATTATCTATTTTAAATCTCCTACTTTATTAATGTAGATATTTATTTCAAAAAGATGAGTGTTATTGTAACACAACTTGGCTAACCCATATCCCGTACGCCAGTATTGTGCTAAGTTAGCCACGCTATGGAGATGTAAAGTATTATTCTATTGATAAGCTATCTTGTAATCGCGTATGTCAACTCTAAATCCTATACACTGGCCCCCTAACCCGCCGTGTATCTGATACTGCCTGCCACAGTCGATCTTATTCTAGTGTGATACAGTACCTTACCAATTCTATAATAAAAACCAGCACGCA